TACCAGGTTCAAGCCGCCCAGACTTGCGCATACCGTCAATGGAGCCACGAACACATACTGGGTCAAAGGCTGCGTTTTCAGAAACGTCCTGTTGCTGGTAAACCAACGCCCAGGTCGAAGCATCCATAGCTTGGCGTTCGTTGTAAAGGTTGCGACCATTCCATCTAGGGTAAAGGCCGTCTTCGTTCTTATCCGCTTCCTCTTGCCCATCAAATGGAGCATCAGATGCTGGCCAGAGGGTTTCCCATTTATCAGGATCCTCGTCCGGCGTCAAAAGCGCCGGCATCGCTAAATACTTCCAAGGGACTAAGCCACCTGGGTAGCGGTCCTCGGAACGTAGTTCGCGGTATAAGTCCACCGAGGCTACGCGAGTTCCAATAATAATTAACTTACCAGTAGGGTTCAGACGAGATCTAACGTCTTGGGTAAGCCACTTAATCTGTCGTTCAAACTCATTGGCGTTCTTCAGAGTTACAGCATCGTCTACAATAATCATATCGGCACGTTTACCGTAGATCTGACCACCGATACCGACGGCCTCAATGTTTGGATCCTTTTCTGAGGATTCTCTGAGTTCGTCACCGAAGGTGATACGGGTTGCTTGCCACGAGGCAGACTTAGAGTTAAACCCTACGCCAGCAGCAAAGGCGGTCTGAAGTTCTTCATACATTGGATGGGTCAGACGTTGCTTAATGGCGTAGAGAAAGTCGGCAGCTAATTGCTGCGTTTGGGAGACTATCAGTACTCGAAAGTTAGGGTTGCGGCAAACCTGCCAAGTTACATAGTCAACCGTGATGGTCATTGACTTGGCGTGGTTCGGCGGGATATTTACTAGGATACGGTTATTAGCCAGACCCAGTTCAAATTTCATACTGGGATGTAGCCAGCCAGGTTCTCTACCTTCGATTACATCAACAATGTTCTGCTGGTGTGGAAAGGTACGTGAGTGCAGGAACTTCTGGCGAAACTCGGCAAAGGACATATCGTGAACATCGCCGGAGGCGAACTGCTTGTCCTTTAGCCCGAGCCTAGTACGGTCTACTTTGTCAGAAAAGATCTTATCGGAGCGACGGTAATACTCATAGGTCTTCATAGACTTACCGGCTGATGAACAAGCCGCGTCTATGGTCATACCTTCTGCTACACAGCCAAGGATGATTCTTTTGGCAATATCGGCACTGTTATCTGCCACGTAGTGCCTCCAAGCTGAGCGCCGTGAATGGCGCGAAATGTCATTTCTTTGATACTAGGCAGGAAGTGATTACTAGGCGTCTGCGATTTTAATAGAACTATCCCCACTAAAAATACCGGACAGTTCGGGCTTAGCGCCCGAGGGAGCTACAGCGAACTGAGGGGTAAGTCAGTACTCGGCCTAGGGGCCTCGTTAGAGGCCAACCTTTCGTCGCAAAGCTAATTAACCCCGCTTTGCTCCTCTACTATATATAAGGCAGAAAAAATAGTGCGTTTACCGCATCTAGTACTGTGTTTTGCGTCACACTATTATTACAGCCCATAACCGCAGGTCAGAGGTTTACCGGCCATTTCACTTTATCAAATATATTTTGTTGGGGAGTATACGTACACCCCGCGCTGGATTTAAGCATCTGGGGTCTAGTTCAGGTCAAGGGTTAGACATTTCAGGGCAGACTGTCTGCCTGTGGATAAGGTTGTGGATAAGTTATTGTAAAAAACTGTAGGGCGGTCTGCCCTATCGGCAGACTATTGACTCATTACTCTAGTAATTAAGTAACTCTAATTGGGCAGACCTAATCCCCTAAGCCCTAACTATTAAGTAATGACCTAGACCCATAGACCTAGACCCAACCGCTACCCATTAGACCCAACCAACCAACCCAACCGCTAGACCGTAACCCTTAGCCCGTGACCTAATCGGCTAGACCGTGACCCGATACCTTGCCCGCTAACCCGTGACCTATTGCCTAACCCTGCGCCCTGTTATACAGCTCATTTATTGGGCAGATATAACCCGCGACACGGGCAGAAAATAGTTACGAAATGGGCTTGCTTTTGTACGGTATAGACCCCCATAATTAGACCGTGAGCAACCTACCTAACACGCTCATAAGAGAGAGAGTAGTTCAATGAATAACAAGCAGATAGCCGAACTCTTGAAAGATGCTTTATTAAATGGCGATAGCGATTCGATTCATTTCGCTATTGGTGAATTAGAGAATAGTGACTATAACGGTTGGTCTAATCGTGAGACGTGGGCAACCGCGTTATGGATTAATAACGATCACGGGCTATATGAATTGGCTAGTGAGAATATCTGCCAATTATTCTTAGAAAATATGGATATAGATGACCGCGAGAATGGCTATATGGACGGGCTTATTGCTGCTGAAGATTGGCTCAAGGATTGGGTAGAGGATTTATTCTCATTCGATTATTGGGCAGATATGGGCGGAATGACCCGCGACATCTATTCAATGATTAGCGACATAGGCTCGCTTTATCGCGTGAACTTTAGAGAGATCGCGGAAAATTGGCTTGATGATGAGATCGCTGAGTTTAAGGCGGGAAAGTATGAGGAGATCAATGCGTAAAGTCATAGCGGGCGCGCTTATCGCGCTAGCGGTTGCGGTCATAGTGCTAGCGGTCACGGGTCTAGTTTGGTACGTACCCGCAACCGATACCGTTAAGGGTCACTACTGTTTTGGCACTATCGCGCAATGCTTTAACGGTTGATCGCGTACCGTCGCGCATAGGTGAGAGCCTATGCGTGGCGGTCTGCTATCAAGGCAGACCCTAACCCGCGAGCGCGGGAGAGGGCGAGAGAGAGGGCAAGAATATGGATACAATGGAGAAAACTCTAACCGATACGCTAACCGTTAAGGCTAGCGATTTATTGACCCTATTAGAGGGCGCGAGCACTCACGCAGATAAAGGTGACCTGCGGGCGCTTAGTAGTGTTCAACTAACAGCGGGAGAGGGCTATCTAATAGCCCGCGCAACAGATCGCTACCGCTTAATAGAGGGCAAGCTAGAGATAGAGGGCGGGCAATTAGCGCCTAGCCTTATTGCGTTAGATGACGTTAAGCGCGTGATCGCGCTTGCTAAGAGTATGAAATTAGCACTAGTCACACTTAACCGCTTAGGTAACCTGCTAACCGTTAGCGTTAGCGGTAGCGCGGTAACCATTCAATTACTAGATGATAATTACCCTGCTACTTTTGAAGATCTATTAAGCAAGAGTGAGCGCGAGCCACTAGGCGAGATCGCTTTCAACCCTGCTCTATTCGCAGATTATGGGAAGATAGCGGGTAAAGGTAACCCTGTACGCGTAGAGTTTATGGGTAAGGGTAAGCCGATTATCATTCACTTACCCGCTAAGGCGGTAGCGTGGCGCGCTTTACTTATGCCTATGCGTATAATTTAATACGGTATAGTCACCCATATCGGTAGGCTATCTATTCTCCCTTGCTTAGGTAGGGCAGGGGAGAGTGGAGGGCAGATCGCCCTAAGTAAGAGAGAGTGAGAGAGCGAATGAGCATAGAGAGAGTGCGACATAGCGGAGCTTATGTCATCTCCGATTTTATTGGAGAGGGCGCGGGCGAATACCTATTTACCCGCACCTATTACGGCTACACGCTACGCGAGGCTAAGGCACTATTCAAGCTAGCAATAGAGAGAGAGGGCTAATAAATGAGCGTAAACGTAGTGTTTTGGTACGCGGAAGAGATAGTGAATAAAGCCTATTTTACCGCTGAAAGTAAAGAGCAGGGAGAATATCTAATGAAACAGTTACAAGACGGAGAGATTACGATAGATGATCTTCCTAATTTTTATTCTAAAGTAAAGAATTATGAAAGTACGATTGATGAGCCTCAATTTTATTTAGCGGAAGAGAGCGCGTAATGAGTAACCTATTAGATAAGTGCTGTGAGTGCGGTGAAGATTTTCACGGTACTCACCTAGCAGACTGTTCACGTGAAGAAAATATAGATCAATGCGGTATCTGTGACCACTTTTACCATAATCAAGGTAAGCCAATAGCTAATCAATGTGTATGCGAGAGAGAGAGCAAATAATGAATAAGCAAGAGATACTTACAGTTATAGATAGTACCGATAATTTCAATGCTTATATCGGTAGTTTAGATTGCCTAAGCGGGCTAGCTTTAAGCCTAGTGCTAGAGGTAGCGGGCGTGGACGGTGAAGAATGGACAGATGAAGAATGTCTGGAGACCATTAAAGATATTGTAGATATGACTAACGCCTACCGTAACACTCATAGTTGGGAATGATAATGAGCACATTAACTAAAGAATATGAGCGCAACGAACACGGCGTAACGTGGGCGAATATCGAGATCACGGAGGTAGAGGGCGGATTGCGCTTTACCTCACCAGTAGACGGTGATACCTATGACGTAGACGGGCTAACGCTGAAAGAGTTCGAGAGTAACGCGTGGTTCCAAGGTAAATACTGGTATGACATATTAGAAGCTATCTCCAATTCTGGCGGTGGCGAGTGGTATGTCATAGACGGTGGCACTACCCAATATGAATACTTTCAGAGTGAAGGTAAGCACTATTTATTTGTAGAGGAGAGAGAGTAATGAGCGACGTAATTAAACTATCCGATAGTTTTGCGGAATACTATGCCTATATTGACGGTATAGACACGATTGATGAGCAGACTATGGAGCTTATTCAACAGGTCTATAGCCTACAACCTTTTGAATATACGAATGGAGATTGTATCCAGATCGTAGAAAACTTAATTCAAAACTTTCATATCTGGCACAAGCTAGACGCGGGAGATACTAATTGGAATGAGATAGAAGGTAAACAATGAGCGCACCTACTAAAGAATACCTATTACAGAAGGCCAATATGTGCCGTAACCTAGCACTCACCCAGATCAATGCGGGAGAGGGCGAGAAGGCAGCTGAAAACCTAATGCGTATGGTTAAAGCGTTAGGCGAAGTCGGAATAATAATCGAGAGAGAGGGCAAGGATAATGAGTAAGTGGACAGTATGGGTTGGCGGTAGCGAAGTTAATCTATGTTACCTATCTCAACAGCAAGCAGAAAATATGGCACAAGCGTGGAAAGCAAAAGGCTACGAGGACGTAGTAATTGAGGAGATCAAATGAGTGAGTCAATTAGTTGGGGTGAGTTAGCAGAACTAACCCACGTCACACAGGTAGAGCAGTTTAATTTCTGTATGTGTGAGGACTTAGAGCCTCACGAATATCCATATCCCGATTGTGTAAAGGAGATAGCGTAATGAATGAGTATGAGTACGAAGTAAAGTTTTATGGTAGCCAATGGGTAATAAACGTACTTTGTTACCACGAACAAGATAGCGAATTTGGTGATACCGAAATAATCAACTGGGCTATCGCGGTAGCAGATCAAAATGGCTTAACAATTCCAGAGTACGACTCAGTTTCAGTAACTAAGACGGGAGAATTAACGTGAGCTTTCACCCAACCAATACAGGTTTAATCAACCTATACGAAGTCGTAGACGCTGCCGGTAACGCTCTTTGGGGCGGAGAGTCGGGCTATGAGGCGATCATACAGTTCCGCAATAGTCCAGTAAATTGTCGGCTAATAGTATCTGCGTGGGATAGTGACGCAGATGACGCTCACCTAGTAGGGCAACCCATAGATATAACAAGTGCGGTAGTATCTGCTATCGCTTTTAGTAGATAGTAGAGGGAGAGAATGAGTTATTTAATAGGGATCATAGCTGTATTAGTGATAGCCTACTTACTTATAGTGGGAGAGGATAAGTTCAATGACCGTTGAGCGCAGGATAGAGAGCGCAATTAAGCAAGCAGTTCATTACCGCAACTACCGTAGAGCTAGAGAGAGAGCGCTGGCGAAGCTCTCTCATTTATACCCCGACACTTACAAGCAACTGCTTGGGATTGAGAAGGCAATAGATGAGCACGAGGGCAAGAGTTGGATTGATATTGCTGGCAATACTCGTTTGGACATTAGTGCCAGAACACCGAGTCGGGATATTGCCAGCACCAGAGAAACCAGTAGCCAAGCAAGCAACGATGGAGGAGAAGCGTGAAAACATACGCGTATCCAAGCGTTACGCTTACCTCATACACGGGTGGGGGAGAGAGCAGCAGACCTGCCTTGTCACCCTTTGGACCCGTGAGAGCCGATATGACCACAAGGCGAACAATCCCAGATCTAGTGCTTTCGGAATTGCTCAGCTACTTAGAGAAACAAAGTCAGATCCTAGAGAACAAATTATCACAGGTCTTAAATACATTAAGCACCGATATGGCACCCCGTGTAACGCGCTTAGTTTCCATAACCGCAAGAACTGGTATTAAAGAATCCGGCACTGTGATAGAGTAATAACTATTGAACGCTCTCTCGTTCACTGGCTTAGCCCCGCTTCGGCGGGGCTTTGTCATTTCTTGTAGTCGGTAGAGTAGAAGCCGGCACCATTGAAAGTAATGGAGGGCGATGACCAGACACGGCTCATAGTTGTATGGCAATCAAAGCACATAGGATCACTAGCTTCAGCGTGAATAGAACGCTCGATAGTTAGTTGGCTATTACACTTGTCGCACTTGTAATCGTAGTTCACAGCTGCACCGCCTCATCTATTGGTAAGTAACCTACCAACTTATCAATCTTCTTATTACGAGCAAACTCAGTAGTCGCTGGCATACGATGAGTAAACCACTCAGGCTCAGCAACATCCATTAGATCAAAAGAAAAGACACCCTTCGGTGTCGAGTTAATATAGAACGGGATTAGATCTCGTTCAGCAGCTTGGGTTATTAACTTCCGGTACTTCATCTCCTCGATCAGCAACGTATCGTAGTGAGTGTGCCGGCACTTGAGTTCTATGTAATGACCAGCTTGCGCTGATATACAGTCGAATGAATCATAGATACCAATAGACTTCTCTAAGTCTGGGTATAGGTTTACTTTAAGGTAATCAAATAACTCTATCTCTTTCATTGGAAAGGACTCACCCCTCCTAGTAGATCCTGTAGCCGGCGCATAGCGCCATCAATCCTGCGATCAGCAGTAGATACTGAACACTGGTAGTGGTTAGCTATCTGTTGTAAGGTGAAGCTATCTAGGTATCTAACACGCAATAGAATCTTATCCTCGGCTTCGAGTTTGGTGTAGCCAATCTTAATATCTATTAGGTTAGCGAGTAGGTTGCCACCTTCAGATGGGCTAGATGATCCGCGTGGTTGCCCATCTTGAATCATATCTTGGATCTGTTCAAGCACTGTGCCATCAACAACAGATGCGATGACGAATGGCAACAACTGACCAAGCGTGTAGCCTTGGTAGTAAGCCTCATCAGTTATCTGATAGCCAGACTTAGTAGCCTTCTCACGACGCGAGTAGCGTTCAGCAGCACGTCTCATCTGCCACGCTATGCGTGACTCAGCGTGCTTACGCTTATCAGGATCAGTTGCTTCTAGTAACTGGTCAGCTATCCAACTATGGCGCGTTAGCGCCCACGATAGACACTCCTGTACTACATCCTCACGTTCGACGTAAGCCTTGTACCTATTGTGAATAGCACGAGCAACGCCAGGTGCTATGTCATAGATAACTGGATCAACACCGGTCACTCAGGCCACTTACCGTCCAGTACTAGTAAAGCAATAGCGCTGTAGTTTAATAGATCAATGAAGCTATCGCGTAGCGATTCGTTCTCAGGAGTAGCACCGCTATCAATCAAGTGGTTAATGCGTGCTGTCTTATCCCACATACGTACACGCAAACCATTTAGCGGCCCACCTGGTGCGCCAGCTATATTGCTTGGGCCGTAATCCCTATGCTTCTTTAGAAGCAAGTTACCAGCACCATCTAGCACATCCCACATCGCTGCTATAAACGCGTCGGTATTGGCCTTATCAATATAGTCTCGCTCGCTCTGTCCGAGTCCAGGATCTGTAAGCCCATAGTAAGCATAGTCTGTAGCAATCTTTCCCAATCTTGATCCGTCATTCACCGGACTCTCCTATCAGTAGTTTACGGGTGGCGCTAGCGCCGTGTGCTAGGTAGTAATCGTTAATGTCCATATTAGGTGGAAGTGTAACAATTGTAGAGTTCATCACCTCGTTAGCCACGCGCTTAGAAAACTCCGCACCTGGGTTAGAGCCATCCTCTTTAACATCATTATCGCCAACAACATATACAGTTTCATACCCACCAAATAGCTTTGGAAAGTGTGGCTTCCAAGCAGCAACTCCTGGTACACCAACTGCTGGTATGCCCAGTTCACCTGAAACGATTATGGTATCTAACTCACCTTCACATACAACTATGTATGGTTTCATAATAGTTATATCCGATACGTTATAGAGGTGAGCCTTCTGTCCGGTAGGGCTACCGTACTTAGGCTTGCCTTCATCTAGTCTGCGGAACTTGAACCCAACACAAGAATCACTAGCAGTAATATAAGGAATGGAGATCCAACCCTCATACATCTCGTGACCATTGATTGGATCGGTGATGGTGCCAAGTTGGAACTTGGCTGCCGTAACTTCACAGATCCCACGTGCGTCTAGTACGGCCAGCGCCTCTGGACTTATTGCTTGAGCGTATCGCTGCGCCGCTTCCAGCAGCAATTTCGATTGCACGTTTGAGGCCATCGTTGAACTCCAAGTTCTCTAGGATACATACTAGGTTCACTGCGTTGCCACCCTTACCGCAGGTGTGACAGAAATATAAATTGTCATAGGTATTCATCACAGCTGACCTGCGACTGTCATTATGTAAACAGCACCTAACCGATACCGACTTGCCTTCTCTTACTTCACCACCAAAGCTGGCAACAATAGCCCCTATGGGGATTGTGTTCGCATCAACGGAACCTTTGAATCCTTTGTTCTTACGTACCCTGGACCAGTCTTGTGTTGACATACGCACCCCTTCATATCGCACTTCTCGTGCTTATGGGCGGCACGCTTCAGGTGTCCTAGTGTGTTCTCAGCACCGGCTTGGATGCAGTTAGAGCACATCATTGCTAGCCTCTTTGCTTTTCTGTAGTTCAACTTGAATCTTTTGGTAGGCAACTCCAGCATCAAAGCCAGCGTTGTAACCCTCATCGAATGAGGTGTTCTTAGCGTGCTCAACGCCTAAACCTTTAAGTCTTTGGCGATTGATGGGTAAACCTATCTTGGTAGTCACGCTTGATCCGAGTTAATGTCATCGTATTCTGTTACTGCTTCTTCTGCATCAGCCTCAATGATTGCTTCATCTAATTGTACATTTTCTTCTAAAATCTGTACATCTTCTTGTACGACTTCTTGTACGACTTCTGGATCTACTGGGCCTTCTGATGTGCTGATTACTCCTTGTGGTACTGGCATTATTCCTTCTCCTTTATCCATTGTTTAAGATCTTGGATTACCCAAGCGTTCTCAATGCCTGAGTTGCGACGCTTAACTATTACATAGTGCAGCGGTACTTCCCCTTTACCGCGAGCCTTAGCGTAGTTAAGCGCCTCAACCTCAGCTTCTCTCCAGAACTCCGGCAGTGATAATGTACCTCGGTTCTTGAGTTCAAGGATGAACGTTTCTCCCGCTATTACAGCGACCAAATCACCCTCGTCTTTGGCACCAGCCTTTGTCAGACGTTCAGCGCTTACGCCTTTATCGCGTAACCACCGCATAACATCTGTCTCGAACTTGGCACCTTTGCGCCCATTAGGATTAGCCATCTAGCTTTACCTTATTGACCGCAAATACTTGTTCTCCATCTTGCTCATCTACACGGACAATGCCTGCTTGAATTAACAAGGAAGCAAAAGCCATAAAGTCTTTCTCTAATTTAGCAATACGATTCTTAACATAAGCCATCTCAGTCTTGGACAATATATCCTCCTTGGTAACCAACCATCGCATCTCGTCTTAACATCCTACCAAATTGGTCTTCATCACTAATCTGGCACGCCGCATAGTTTACTAGTAGCTGTGCGTAATTAGAAGCATCAGCTGTGTGTGGTCCAAAACGATTCTTCACAGCAGCCACCTTCAGTGTTGCCTGTCCTGGGTCGTAACCCAGAGTCAAGATCAACGCCGGTAGTTGGCTTACCTTGCCGTGAATAGCCCGACGATGTGGTGGATTAGCCGGAGTTCCATACTCGCTCTGTTCCGATACGTGGTGTAGTACTAGTACACACGCTTCTGTCTTGCGTGCCATATCGTGCAACTCCATCATAATCGCACGTAGTCCTGCCCATTCATTGTCAGTCTCTGCTGTTACGTTCATTAGGTTATCTATTACGATCAGCTCTGGTGCGTGACCATATAGTTCAACGTATGCTCGTATCTCTAACTCAAGATCATCAATAGATGGTGATGAATCAAAGACCCACTTGATGTGGCCTAACTTCTCAAAGCGAGAATCGTAGTAGTGACTATCGTTTGCTAAGTTATTTTCTACAGAGATCTGTGAGTGACCGCTGACGTGGGATGCTGCCCTCATCATCACGGTTGTTGTATCAGTATCAGCTGAGAAGAAAAGCGTAGGCACCTTTGCCTTAATTGCGTAAACCAATGCGAACATTGACTTGCCAGCATTAGGTGCTGCGGCAACCATACATACTTGCCCACGCCTGAACTTGATCTCTTTGGCAGCTAAGCCAGCCCATACATCCGGTAGGGGAGTTGCTCTAGTGAGCACACCACCCCAAGCACGGGAAAGATCAAGCACGTCTATCTCCTTCAAGGAATATATTCTGTTGTCTACGGATTTCTTTTCGATCCTTTGGTGAAAGACCGCCCCACATACCCCAGGCTTCTTTCCTTAAACCCCATTCGGCACACTCGATTTTATGGATACATCTATTACATATTGACTTAGCAAAGTTGTAATCATTGATTACCTTTAACTCATTATCGTCAACATCTTTTTCCGCAAACCAAAAATCACCACCGACTTCGGCACAACTGGGAGCTTCATAATCTTGCGGCCCCCGCATTTGTTATCTAACCCAGATAGTGTCGCACTTATCAGGTGCACCCTTCGGAGTTGAACACATCCAGCCCTGCCAAGGACCCTTGGCTGATACGCCTGTCTTATAGGCCATAGGGCCGTGCTTACAGGAGTTACCGGCACCTGCTGGTGCTGCTGCTACTGGTGCTGGCTCTTTGAATTGTGCTGCGATACCAGAAACTGTAGGTGATACAGCAGCTGGTGCTACTGATCCTTGTGATAGTTCTTTGCCAGTAGTAATAATGTTCAGTGCGTTCATTGCAATATCAGCAAGTCCTGCTTCTAGTTCACGCACATCTGCTGCGTAAAGATTGATAAGTGTTCCGTCAGCTAACTTGTAGTTGACTTGGAACTTTGTTCCTTCTGTAGCCATTTAGTTACCTCCAACTTGTTTAACAGATAAACGCTGACTCTCAGCGCTTACCTTCTTAGGTACGAAACCTAATAGTTTTTCTACCTCGCTACTATCAACGGTCTCGCGACCTTTAATAGTTGACCAACTTACTTCGATACCACTTTGCGTAGTACCTAGTAAACCTATGAAGGATTCTTTCAGAGAATCTTGTTGCTTCTCTAGCTCCTTTATTGCTTGCCCTAACTGTAAGTACAGCAGTGCGTTCTTGTCAACATCCGCATCATCAATGATTATATCACTGACTGCGGTACGTTCTTTTTTTAGACCATCGCATCCCATCTCACCAGATGCGTCGTAGAACTGGCAGTAATGCTGGCAGTAACTAGCATCCTTTTCTGGTGCTGGGAGTTCCTTTGATTCCTTAACAGTTGCGAGCCAACCGAGTGCAGTTAGTGCTATAGATTCGTCGTAAGGTTCTGTGTGAACCTTGACGTCTCTTTCATCGCCGTCCCTAGCAATCGCAACTAGCGACACTCGGTTGACTACGTAACCGTTTTTGGATAGGAGGTATCCATATAGCTGCACCTGCCAGCGTTGCTGTGTTGACGGAAAGTAACCCAAGTTCTTCAACTTGGAAGTCTTCCAGTCAATTACATCGCCAGTCTCTGGTACATATAAATCTATGTGGGCTTTCATTCCATCGTACTCAACTTCAGCTTCGATCATTAACTTATCGTTACCGGCTAGCGCCTTCTCGATCTCTGCGTGGATAGCAGTACCCATAATGGCAGCGAGCTTTAGTTGATTATCATTTGTTTCTGGTTGTTCATTCAACCGGTACCAGACCCTACGACGGCAACCACCAACCTCTGATGGTCCTATCTGTACCTGTGTTGAACGAGACTTCTTAGCATCAGCACTGCGTAGTGCTGTTAGTAGTAATTCTTTTGGATCAGTAAAGTCGCTCACGAGAAGTTCCCCTTACCAGGTTTGCTGCTTGGAATAAACCTTTGCAGTAATCACATTCACCGCAACCATCAACGCAAGTGAATGATTCAATATCTTGAGCAAGTGATTCTCTTAAAGCCATTTCATTAAATGAGTTAATGCCAGCGGCCTTGTAACCCATCTCTAGCGCTTCGTTAAGCGCATACTCCATAGTCTTTTCCATCGCTACCTCCTATAGCTTTTCTTGTACCACCAACTGTAAAGGCTTACCAGTATTAGAGTCAAGGACTGAAGCTATCTCAACAGCACGACGGGCGTGTCGCTTGAGGTAATCTAATTCCATATCAGACTTGCGGATTGAATACAGGTAGCCAAGAGCAAGCTGCCCACCACTACCAATGCCATAAGTTCCGTGATCTGTTTGGAAAAAAGAGAGATCACAAGCAACCCTAAAGATATTACCGTTAAAAGCAAAGAGATAATCAAAGCCACCATCTTTTTCCACCTTGTTCCACTCGTAGTTGTTTTCATTAAACGCTGAGATGATACTAGGTATCACCTTGGCGCCCATATATGTTACTGGATTCTCACCGCGATATGCTGGTGGTTTCCAATTGTAGGTAAGTATATCTCCTGGGCGTATATCGCCGGAAATGCCTATTAGAAACTTTCCCACCTCGACGATCTTGGGTGTACTAGTCGAGGTACTTATTAGGTTGTCCTCTGTGATCTGCGAGTCAGCGCAGAGCACGGCGTAATAGTCCGTTTGTATAGCTGAGATCGTAGTCATACTAGAATCTTACTAGAGATCGGCGTGTCTTACTAGAGACACGCTACTGGTTTGGCTACAATATGAGCCGTGAGGCGAATTAAACGGGGTGAGCGCCCCCTTGCGGGGCGCGATAGGGGTACTACAGGGCTACTGCGCTGGCTCCGTCTACCAACCCTGTCAAGAAACTCTAGCCCATTACCACCAGTATTTGGTAGCGACCTTCGGGAGCTAGGCCCAATACACGTCTGTCCTTGTGGCTCACAAGTCTTTAATGTTATGTGTTCTTTTGAAGACCACGAAATGGTCTGGTATTTCCTTGACGCAGTATGCGTTAACTGTGGTAATCTAGTAACAGTTCCGTGTCCCGTTGACGCGGAATAGGGAGCAGATCTCCCGAATCTCAAGTGCTGATCCTGGGTACGATGTTAAACTGCCCAACTTTTTGACATAAAAAAAGAACCCCCCACCCGTAAGGGTGGAGGGCCTTTTGCCTCGCGTTGCTATGGGTTACTTAGACCCACGACCAAACTCTGCGGCTTTTGGATCTAATGCTTTTAGCAGTGGACCTGCGATAGCAGCAAGACCTGCCATTGCTAGTGCCTTTGGTTCTGTCACTCCGGCAAGGAATAGTGCGATTACTGATGCAATTCCCGCACGTAAATACGTAGCGAACATTGCTTGTAGTTTCTTATCCATTAGTTCTCCTTCTGAGATGGGACTTCCTTCTTCTTAGGTAAAGGTTTAGGTACTTTAGCCTTTACCTTAGAAATCACCGATGGCTTCCCTAACCAGGGAAACCAAGGTGAAACATCATTGCCATACTTATCGTTAATAGATATATGTAAATGCTTGTTGTGCTTATTGGAACCGTCATAGTCACGGTCACCTTCATTCATACGATCTCTTGACCAGATCTTGCCCTGGAAGATCAAGTACTTAACGCGCTTGTCACCCTTTAGATACTGGAAGATCTGCTTGCAATCAATACCACCTACTACATCGTGGGTTAAATCCACTGCGTATCCAGTATTGTGATCGCTAGTAGGGCTAGCAGATATATGTGCTGCGCTAGGTAGTAACCCGTCGCTAGCTTTCTTGCGCTTCGGACAGTGTGCTGTCGCTTGTCGCAGGACAGCAATAGCGGCAGGTGTGGCTCGTTTGGCAATCGTCACAGGTATCACTCATTTCTTTTGTATCATCATTTGATAGAGAATTTCTACTTTGGTTTCTAATCTTGTAACGGAGTCCTTGAGGCTTGATCCAGAATTGGGTTTCAGTTCTGTTAGGTAATGTTTAACTAACCATCGCACAACTCCAACAAAGCCACCAATAATTGTAGATACCGCTAACGCTACTGTCGCATAGTCTTGTGCCTGCATTACACGCTCCGGATAGTTACTAGTAGCAAGCCACCGAAACCGGTGAATCGCTTATCTGTTGGGGTCTTGTTGATGAAGTCCATCTCCTCGATGAGTCCAATATAAGACTCACCAGTTCTGAAGTCTTCTACTCTGATGGTATCTCCAAGGTTTTCTACTGACTCTAACTGCGCCATACGCGCATAGGCAGATCCTTCATATCCAACTTCGTTGTTGAACTTATCCATCTCGTGGTCATAACACATTACTGGGTACTGAATTAAACGCTGACGTGGGATAGCTGGTAGTGCTTTGATCTGGTAGCCAGTAAAGAGTGGCCCTAGCGCACTGTTATTGGTTGATCTGTACATAGTAAATCTAAAGCCTAAGTACTGTTGCGCACCTACTGGGTAGTTAACGTTGACTTCAGGAACTGTATCTCCCTGAGCAAAGGTACCAATGTTGTATGGAGTTCCGTTAGCGTCAATGGATTCAATATCAAAGGCACCATTAGTGGTATCAATGCGTGGTTGTAGTAACTTAAAGATCTTATTTTCAAGTGTGTTATAGCGCACGAAACCAGTACGCAAATAACCTTCAGCTAATAGTGTTGTGGCTGACTCAATATAGATCTTGCCATCGGTTCCATTGCCAGCGTTACAAAACGCTAAGCGGTTAGTGTCTCCCATAAAAGCAGAAGCTGTTGTCCTGGTACCTAGAACATCAGCTGGATCATATAGATCCCAAGCATAGGCAAATACTAATGGGGAAATCTCAGTACCAAGGTTGATACGAGTAACGCCGACTTGACCATCAACGCCAGTTGCTGCCCAGATATATTTATCACGGAAGGCAAAGTCATAGACAGGCTGCTCAGTCTCAAAGAGTAATGGGCCATAGGCAATAGATCCATCTTGATCTGATACCTGCGCTACGCGCATACCAAGGTTTGTGCCGATAGACATATAGCCTAGGTAGTAAGAGATCTTAAATACTGTTTCACCTACTGGTAATTCAGCTGCGGTAATTGCTTGTGCCAATGTAGGCATAGCACCAGTAGTGGTATCAAGTGTAAACTTGTAGATATTAGATTGGATACCGCTGTAGCCTGATACATAGATAGCAGTACCAGATGAGGTTACGCTAGTAAAGATATGGTCTTGGTCTTGGTGAGTGTAGACCGCAGTAGGCATAGATGATTGGTTGGTTGGGAACTCATACACCTTGTCGTTAACGCACATAATGATACGTTCTTTGGTATATTCCATAACAGCGTTGTCGGTTGCAACTGTACTTGATTGGAACATTTGAGTTTCTGCGGTGGTTGAGTCACCAGTTAATGGCTTCTTATACACAGTTAGTCTTTGATTTGCGCCAACTAATCTATTTGTAACCCAGTAAGCGTTGACTCCATCATCGCAGATTGCAAATACCGGATAGTCTGCGCCAGAGTTGTAGTCAACAAAGTGAATAATTTCAGCAACACCTGTACCTACTGGAGATACAGCAGTTGATGCTACATTGCTGGCTATCTTGGCATAGGTAAAGGTAACTGTTGTAGGTACACCAGTAATGCGATAAGTACCATTAAAAGTAGCATCCACGCCAGTAATAACAATTTCCATACCGGTACATAGGCCGTGTGCTGCTGTAGTGGTCAGTGTTGCTACGTTAGAAGTCAGGGCCTTGTTGTTGATAGATACTGTAATTGCTGGAAAGACTTTATCTACATCGTACTCATCGGTTAATAGCACACCGTTATAGGTATTACCGCTAGTTGCCCATTGAATAGAGCGCATCAGTTGCCAAGGGCGGCCATTGGTTTGAATACCACCTGTTATTACGTGCTGGCTAGTAGAAGACTTTAATAGCGTTGCTTGTCCCTTAGTCCATACATCTAAGCCTTTAGAGTTTGTGTACTGGAAGCGTAGCGATTCATCCTGAGCTGGCTCAAAGAACTTGATACCTTGACCATTGTGGAATGATGACTGAGAACGTAGCCACCAACCAGTAAGCGTCTGCTCACCTGGTTCACGGCTCTGGTCAATCTGTTGCTTACGGTACTGCGCCGTTACACGGCGATAGGGTGAATCATCTAATGGGCTAATGAAGAATGGCAGACCGGCGATAGCAATATCGTAGGAGTAGCCAGTAGCTGTGTAGTTAGTAGATCCTGCTGGGTTTGAAAGGGTATAGACCAGACCCTCGGTAATGTCATCGCCATAAGCCATCTACTAACTCCTTAGAATAGAAATAAAAAAGAAGCAGTTTAGCCACGTGCTCAGGTGGTAATGCTTTGTGAATTACTTGGCTAGTGCTGCGATTTCCTCGTCAGTTAAACCAAGGGCTGCCAACTTAGCCTGTGCTGATGCCTTAGCATCTGCCTCAGCAGCAGCAAGTGCATCGGCTTCTGCCTTAGCAGTAGCAGCAGCAATAGCATCTAGTTCACGCTGTTGGATTTCTTCCGCAGTAAGCGGAACTTCAACAGCAATACCAGTAGCGCAATTTACTTCGATCTTAATAGGTGTATCAGACAATTGGTTCTCCTTCAGTAGTTGGTGGTGCAATAAATGTGTCTGTTGCGGCATCGTAAGTATCTCCGATACCAGCGTATTTCTTTGTTGAATCCATAAAGGTTTCAGCCCAAGTGCCACCGATTGAATCAACAAATGATTGATCGGCAACAATAACTTGAGTAACGATATTGTTTTCATCTAGTTGTGCGAAGTATGTAAAGTCCATTATTTCTCCTTACGCTGCCAAGTAACGGATGATGACTAAACCTGAACCGCCAGCGCCACCAGTAAAGGTTCCTGCGGCTGCTGCACCAGCACCGCCACCGCCGCCACCGCCTGTGTTGGCAGTTCCAGCAGATGCGACTGATGTGTAACCACCATTACCTCCACCGCCAGAGCCGCCTGTTCCAGCAGTTCCGTTGTAAGCACCGCCACCACCACCACCAGCAACGTAACCGCTAATGCCTAAGCCTGTAGTTGATAGCCAAGATGAAAGAGCATTTGAACCTGCGCCACCATTGCCTGTGCCACTACCGTTTTCACCAACTGCAGTAGCGCCACCACCACCGCCTCCGCGATAAGCACCTGAAGTTGTAGCAGTTCCACCTGAACTACCTTGTGAAGGTGAAGTTGATGGAGTATTACCAGCACCTATTGTTGATGCGCTATAACCGCCTGCACCGCCACCAGAGCCGCCAGAAGTAGCATTATCTGTTTGAGAACCGCCACCTTTACCGCCACCAGTTGAAGTTATTGTTGAAAAAACTGAATCACTTCCGTTGGTGCCAACACCGCCGCTAACGCCGCCTGTACCGCCAGCGCCAACTGTTACTGTTGATGCTGTTGATACTGATAATCCTGTTGTTGAACGATAACCACCAGCACCGCCACCACCTGCGGAGTTACCGTTAGACACATTTCCACCACCGCCGCCGCCACCTGCGACAACTAATACATCGCAAGATAGGGCTGTGGCTGGAGTAAAGGTGCCTGAACTAAGAAATGCGTGGTACCAGTAAGTGCCATCAGTCTGAATGATTGAACCGCCGGTTGCCTTTGGTGCCTTTGTTGGAGTAGTGCCAAGGGCAGATACGCCGTAAAGGGAGAAGGTTGAGTGTTGGGCGAAAGGAAATGTAGCCTGCAAAGTAAGCGAAGTAATAGCAGAAGTGCTAGACCATAGACCAGCATCAAAAGCCACATAAGTATTTGTAGCATTAGTTTCTGTAACATTGTCAGAACTGTAACTTTTGTAATTGCTTGAGGTGTAGTTTGGAATATAAATTTCACCATTGCTAAAAGTGCTTGTCGTTGCTGATGCTGCTGCCACTAAGCCTGCATAAGTAACTGTTGCATAAGTATTTGAACTAGCAGCAGAACCTGATCCTAATAAATCTCGGCTAGATCTGTTAGTAGTTAAACCATTAAATCTGATTTCCAGATCGTCTTGAACGCTAGATTTTGTTGTTCTAGCAGATGCCTTAATCACCAAGTCGGTGTAGCCAGTTTGAGGGATGCTGTTGAATGTAACGGTAGTTGCCCCAGCAGCACCGACAGTGATTGTCTCTAGGAGTGTGTATGTATTTGCCATTTAGTTTCCCCTTATGCTGCCGTGATGCCGTAGAGATTGAATGTGCTGCCAGTATTAAAAGTTCCGCTTGCATTAGTTATGACCATACTGCTAATAGCAGCCGTGTTACGCCATAGTCCTACTTGCTCGTTTATTCCGTAAGTAATAGCATTTCTAGCCTTGCTTAAAAATGTCTTATAGGTTGTAGTATTGGAATAATTCATAAAATTAACTATGCCAACCCAACTAAAATCAGTAGTTGCATTTCCGTAATAAGTAAGACGAAATACCGAAGCACCAGTATTACGCACAGACCCAGTAGATGTACCATTTCCCCAAAGAACGGTACGGCTATAGTTTGCTCCAGTATCTCCATTGACATTTATGTCTATGTCTGCGTTATTGACACTTGAACCTGCGTTCATAATGAGTACCAAATCAGTATAGGTACCAGCAATGCTTGAGAATGTAACGCTTGATGCTGCCGAACCAAGGGTGGTTGAGGCAATCTGTGTGTATGTATTTCCTGCGGCCATATTATTTCACCCCGTAAAGTGCAAATTGAGTTCCAGATTGAAAAGAACTATAAACGCTAAAAGTAATTGAAGTAATGGAAGAAGTATTCACCCATATACCAGAAGTAAAATCTATAACGCCTGTTCCATTTTCATCTGCTCCACCCAAAACACGGGTTACTTTGTTTTTAACGCTAGAAGAATAATCTAAAATATCTATAACGCCTGCTCCAACAATACTTGTTGGCTGAGAAGAACCAAAACAAAAAATGCCATTATATGAAGTAACAGACCCAGAACTAACAGCGGAACCAGTTCCTTCCATATAGTGACTTCGATAATTAGTTGTTACGCTGTCTCCATTAAAATACATAATTACATTTGAAGAACTGGTTCCATTTTTAGCAATTGCTCTAATTTGTAAATGACGATAGGTAGTAGGTATAGAACTAAAAGTAATTGATGAAACTGCTGTTGAAACAGTAGTTGTTGCAATGCTGTCATAGTCTTTGCCTGGTGACCAAAGATGACCAGTAATCTGTGAAGCGGTAATGCCTAGAATTGGTGTCATTAGGCAATATCTCCTATCACTAGCCAAGCATTAGCAGCGGTCTGGATAGCCGATACTCCGCTGTACTGTACACGAGTCTTAGGCGTAGCGGCGGTAACACCGACGGAAGTGACTGTAACGCCAGAGGCGCCAGAACAGGTTACTTGACCTGCTCCAATTCCTGCCCAGTTAAGGACTGTGCCTACGGGAAAAGCAACTGTGGCATTAGTTGGAATAGTTAGCGCAATAGCGCTGGCATTGGATAGAGTTACTAGAGTGTTGTTAGCATCAGCTGCTACAAATGTGTATGAGGTACCGGTCTGAGCATTAATTGCTACAGATGATACTGGGGTAATACCACCGGAAACTAAGTTAACTGACATTAGAGCTCCTGACCAAATGCGCTAAAAGCGCAAGTACCGTTAGTTGAATAAACTGTAATTACGTCAGTGTTGGCTAGTGTTGCGCCAACTGTCCAAGTAAATACACCGTTACTAGGAACTGTTAAGCCATAAACCTGATAGTGTTGGTTGGCTAGCGTGGCACCTGCTGGGCGTACTGCGATACGAACCGTATCGTTGTTAGTGCTGAGGTTAGCCACGTTGATAGTCGAGACTACCGTTCCTGCTGCTACACCGCAGGTGTATAGCGTGGTTGCTGTAGCAGAAGAAGGATACGACTGCCCTAGTACTTTAGTAGTTGCCATTACGCTATATCTCCGATCAGAGTAAAGGTATTAGTTCCTGTACAAATTAGAGTTGATGCGCTGTACTGAGCGCGTAGTTTAGTTCCAACTCCTGTAAAGGTAGTTGTGCCATCGGAGGCAAAGGTCACTTGACCGGCGCCGATCTGCTGGAAGTTAACTTGCTGGCCAGTGCTAAAGACTCCGTTAGGAATAGTTACTGTGATAGCACTTGCGTTATTAAGAGTAACTAACTTGTTTAGATCTCCAGATACGATTGTGTAGGTAGTACCAGTTTGCGCGTTGATTGTCAGCGACAAGGTTGTTGGTGTTGACCAAGTGATACCCATAGCAGTAGTCGAGTCAGCTGTAAGGATCTGACCATTAGAACCAACTGCTAGGTTATCTGGTACACCAGATGCTGTTGCTCCAACAATGTCACCCTTAGCGGTAACTAAAGCCTTTGGAATTGCGGCATCAGCAGTAGCAGTACCTGTAGTAAAGAATGTTGCGTCATCACCGGTAAAGACGTGCTTGACAGAAGCACCAGCGGTGTGAGCAATACCAGAAGTGCCAGCCTTGGCACGGACGATTGTTAGCGTATCTCCCGATACTGCCGTAACCCAGACTACTTCTTCGTTCTGTGTATCCACATCTAGTGCGATACCAAAGGAGTCTACGTTACCTGCGGCTAGTGTTACTCCACCCATTAAGGCAGAGCCGGTACCAGTTGCTAAGGTGATGCTAGTGGCACTGCTGTTGATACCAGCCGATAGTGTCGTAGCAACGCTAGTGGAACTAAACTTACGAGTCATTGGCCTGCCTTACTTTGTGTAGTGGAGTCTGATTGGGAACTTGTCAGATAGCTTGAGTGACTCATCCTGCAAGCGCTGTTGATATAGAGCATAGATATAACGAGAGTTAGAAGAACCAGCGGCTCCTGGTACTTTGCTATCAGCAAGATCTGCTTCAGCAGAAGTCAAGTTGATGCGACCTGGATCAATGAATGAAAGCAGACGATAGGCTGCGCCATAGACGATTACATCTCGGCAAGATGCTGGTAGACCAGTAACTGCTGTGAAGTCATCAGTTCCGCTGGTCATTGTCTGAGGGGTAGCGGCATACCAAACCTGAATAGTTCTACCAGGTTGTACGTTTTCGTAAATGTTAATTGTCTTTTGAGTATTGAAAGTAGCAACGTTAGCCATTAGGTCTTGGCGCCAACGGTTAATGGGTAGCCACTCACGGCTAGAACCTGTTGTCTGCCAAGACATATAGAGCACATTCTCTGCGTCATCTGGTAGCGGGTATGTAGTCTGAGATGCGTTAAAGGTAAAGGTAGTTGAGTAGATTGCCCACAGTTTAGGATACAAGGATCCAATAGTGTCGTTGATCGCTTGCTTAATGTTTGTGCGTGGGAACGTAGGAGTTAAAACTACTTGAGCATTAGTCGAGTGAGGCGCAGGAGATGTGCCTTGATAGCCACGACCAAAGCCTGGAGCTGCGTTCATTGTATTGTTTTGTTTATCAAAATTATCTACCCAGATAAGTTCATCATCAATTTCGATGATGCCTTTAGCCAAGTTATTAGATGAGCCAATCTGAATTGCGGTATCTGTAGTAGTGATAGCACTCGTCAGATATGAGATGCGATCCTGACGCAGCGTATAGCCGGCCAGTGAAGATCTCACTTCTGAGATCATATCGTTAAGTGTTGCCATCCAGTTTCTCCTTATAGAAGGCCAAGTTATTAACTAGGCGTTCATCGTTTGGGCTTATCTCTACTGCTTGCTTTCCATATTCATACGCTGTCTTCCAGTCACCCAGTTGCCAGCTACTAATTGCTATAAGGTCGTAAGGCATATGGCCCCACGCCCAATGTTCTGATAAGAAGTTAAGTGACTTATTGGTTATCTCTAATGACTTACGTGATACCAGTAAACACTCGTCCCACTTCTGGGTTCGGTAGTAATAGTTCGCTAACGCAAGAACAGACTCACGGCTACCGTATTCTTCGGTAGAACGGATCAGATATTCTTCTTCCATCTTTGGATCGCACTTGCTCATCAAGCGAAGCGCATAACCACGTTCCTCTGGGAACTTACTTATATCTAAGTAACCCTTTAGTATACGTAGAGAGTCCTCAAACTTACCCTTGTAAAAGTATTCTCGGCCTAGATAGTAAAGGTTTCTACTATTAGGATCTTCAGCTACTGCCATCTCTAGCATTGGTAGATACTGGCCACGAGACTTCTCGTTATCAGGCAAGTGGTGAACTTGAAAGTCGTAAGTCTTCTTTGTTTCATCTATGCCGTATGGATCTGGTACTTCGTGGATCGGATACTTCCACCTATAACCCTTACGGGCGTGGATTCTAAAGCCAGTCATTTCTTCACTTGGCTTGCCATCTTCTGTCCAAGCATAGATAAATCTATAACCAGGTCTAGTAATTCCGTCAGCGTAAGCCTTTTCTAATTCCTCACGCCAACCCTCAACCATTACTTCATCCATATCTAACGATATGCAGTAATCAATATCTATCGGCAGTGCCGTGAGAGATGCGTTCCTTGCATCATCGAACCTAAATGGTGAAAGCCCAACTTGTATGACATTGATACCCAAAGCGGTAGCTCTGGCAACTGTTCCGTCGGTTGAACCTGTGTCAGCAATGAGGTGGTAATCGGCTTGCTTACTTGACTCATACCAGCGTTCAACGTGTTTTTCCTCATTCAATGCGATTGTGTATATGGCAACTTTCAAAAGTCATCTACCTCTCGTTCTCTTAGATCAGAGTATGAGGGGAATTGTGTTACTAGGTTAGGCTGTGTTATGTAAGCATTTGTTTCAGCAGCTAGCACCCTGTAGCAAACATCTACAAAGCCATCCCACTCCAGTTGTTTCTCAATAAAGAAATCAACCTTATTAGGATTAACGCAGTAGGCTTGCGTACCAGTACTAACAACTTGTTTATGCCAGTGGTTATTAAAGCGTTCTAACTTGCCAGTGTGTTTATCTAACAGCGCACCAAGATAGAATATGTCCCAGTCCCAAGGTAGCGTTTCCATTACCTCTGAGAACTTCTCATTGAATCCATCTACGAAGTTGGCATCATCTTCGAGTATCAAAACCTTTTGTCCGTTTTGTCCTTTAAGAACTTCAACGTGACTTAACTTGCCAGCTAATACCGGACTGATACCAAGCTCTTTGCCATCTATTGCTGAGAATCTTTCGTACTGGATTCCTAGTTCATCTAACTGAGTACCTAGTATCTCCATACGGTCTAGCCTGCGATCAAGGTTTATTACTACAACCCGATCAAAGTATTCATTCACCTTCATAGATGAAGTCTACATACCGCCAAGCATTAAGATCCCTGGCAACGCGGTAGCGTCAGCACCAGTTGCTCCCGTAGCACCGGTTGGTCCAGTAGCACCAGTAGCGCCTGTCAAACCTGTATCACCTGTAGGTCCAGTAGGACCTGTTGCTCCAGTTAGACCTGTTAATCCTGTTGGACCAGTGGCGCCTGTGGCGCCAGTTAAGCCAGTATCACCTGTTGGCCCTGTCGCTCCTGTTGGTCCTGTAACACCTTGGATACCTTGAGCACCAGTTGGGCCTGTAGCACCAGTAGGACCTGTAGGTCCTGGCACTGTGCTGTCTGCTCCAGTGGGTCCTGTAGCCCCTGTAGGGCCTGTAGCGCCCGTTGCACCTGTTAGTCCTGTGTCACCTGTGGGTCCTGTCGGTCCTGTGGCTCCTGTAAGGCCAGTAGATCCAGTTGGACCTGTAGCTCCCGTATCGCCCGTAGCACCTGTGCTGCCTGTGGCTCCAGTTGCCCCTGTCGCTCCAGTGCTACCTGTTGGACCCGTAGGTCCTGTAGATCCTGTAAGTCCAGTTGAACCAGTCGCACCTGTTGACCCAGTTGCTCCAGTCGAGCCTGTAACGCCTGTGCTGCCTGTTGGACCAGTTGATCCTGTCGGACCCGTCGGGCCAGTACTACCTGTCGGACCAGTATCACCAGTAGCACCAGTATCACCAGTGGCGCCAGTTGAACCAGTTGCTCCTGTAGAACCTGTTGCACCTGTACCTCCTATTGGTCCTGTTGGACCTGCCGAACCTGTAGGACCTGTTGGCCCTTGACCGCCTTGCGGTCCTTGGTCAGCAGAAAATGTAACAGATACTTGAGGTGTAATGGACTCAATAACAATAATTGTTTCTGGCATTAGACCGTCACCCCTGGAGTCACTGTAAATTGACCTTCTAAATATCTTGTAACAGTTGAACCGTTTGTCAATACTAGATCGTAGACATAACGGCCTGCCACTATGTTTGTAATGGTTGCTGGGAATGTAACAGTTACTCGACCTTCGGCTGCGGTAAACACCATATAACCATTAGCTGTTGTACCTACTAAGGTTTCAGTAGTTGATCCAGTAAATGGGCGCACTGTCATTGTGCCGGTGTAACCTACTAGGTTCAACGGAGTTGAGTCGTTCTTGATTTGGAACTGAAAGTTAAATGTTGTGGCTTGTTCTAAGACAAGGTTAAATGTCGCACTCAAGATGTGAGTCCTTGGAGAGCTGCGTTAGCAGTAAGACCAGTAGTGCCAGCGATGTAATTACATACACCGTTATAGTCAAGATGCTGCCACGCAGGAGTCGTGATCCCCGCAATGTCATTTAATATACCTACCGTATCTGTGTGTTGAGTTGTAACTCCACGAGCAGTGGCCCAGTTGAGTGCGGCCTTTGCCTCATCTACATACGTAGAGATAGAGGGATAGGTGCCACCATTGGCAAGCCTGTTTAGTTCAGCTACTAGAGTTGATCCTGGTGTTCCTGTTGGCACCTATTAACCTCTTTCTACCATTTGACTTTGTTTGCCCAATACGCAGCAGACATTTTGCCTTTGGCAATGTTCTGTGCGTGACGTGCTTTGAATAATGCTTGACGTGCAGTTGGTTGTTTATCACCAGTTACACCTTGTTGACCAAAGCGAATGGTCTTTACTTGATCGCCGTCTTTGGCCACAACAACGTGTGACTTAGTTGGATGGCTTGGGGTTCGCTTAGGCTTGTTAAAGCCTGCTACTCCAGCACGCTCTAGGCGTGGATCTTTCTTAGCCATTACTTCTTCTTGCCCATTTTCTTCTTGGACATCTTTGCTTCGGATAGAGCAATAGCAATTGCTTGCTTCTTGTTCTTGACTACTGGACCCTTTTTACCAGAGTGCAGTGTGCCTTCCTTAAATTCTTTCATTACCTTTTGAATTTTTGCTGGCTTCTTTTTCATACTAGCACTTACACATCTTGTCTGACTTACCGCACTTACGACACTTACCTGGTTTCTTAACGGCCATTATTTCCACCCATATTTCTTGTCAAGAGCATCTTTGGCTTTTTTCTCCATAGAAGCTACGCCTTTTTTAGAAGTTTGTTTTTGAAGTTCTTTGATTGCTGCTTTGCCTTTTAGCGTTGGTGTTGGCTTTGGCTTAGGCTTTGGTGCTGCCTTCTTCATCATTCCAGCCATTACTTCTTGCCGCCTACGCCAGTAGATATTGACTCGTAAGTCATATACTTGCGAGCATTTGGATATTGCTTATCAGCTGCTGGGTAATACTCAGCTTCTTCTACATTCTTTACAAGATCAACTTCTCCAGGAGTTTCAACTTCCTGCATCATCATTGGCTTATCCATTTATTTCTCCTTAGTTATTAGTCTTTGAATCCCATTGTGTTGCCATTGAACGCCTTGCCAGCAGTATTACTAGCAATTACCGCAGCATCAATATCTCTTTGCTTTGTTGATACTGGTTCAATTCCCTGTCGTATAGCGCTGTAGTAGGAACCTAGTTCCTTATCGTGCGCCTTAGCAGTTGGTACGCCATTACTCTTGGCAGCTCCAACATCTAACTGTAGTTCTCCTACCTTGCAGCCGAAGCAACCTTCGACATACTCAAGGTGAACTGTTCGTCTATGTAAACTCATTAGACCACCGGTGTTAGGTAACTTGAATAACCTGCTGCTATTAAGATTGCTGCTTCTGAATCACTAATCGTGTATTCGTGACCACCTAGATAATAGGCATCAGCATCTGATAGATCATCTTGGCTTGGTGTGCGGTTCTCAGTTACTACGCTTCCATTAACAAGTAAGGTGATACCACGAGCAACATCGGTAAGACTTACTCCGATAACTCCATCAGGTGTGCCACCTTGTAAACGCTTACCGGCTAGGCGAGAATAAGGAGAGAAGTTATTATCAGTCCAAGTCTCGTTGTTCCAAGGAGTGTTTAATTGGTATGACACGGTATCCCTTTCTAATAGTGACAGGGACGGGTTTGACCCCGCCCCTGCCGTTGCTCAAATTAGCCGAGGCTTGAAGAAGTCTCAATACGGTAGAGAGCTGCTTCACGGAGGCGAGCAAAGCCACCGAAGTAGTACCAACCAATGGTGCGGAAACGACGCAAAGCGTCAATCTCTGGTCCAATGATGGTCTCAATGTCCTGAGCCTGTGCTTCTGCTAGGGCTTCACGACCCGCAATAACTGCCTTGTAGACATTTACTGCTGGAGAGTTTGTGTTCACTGCGTAAGGCACACGAGGTGTCTCAACAACGAAGGCACCTTCGATGACGCCTACGGCGCCTGCTACGAATGGTGTGCGGTCTACGTACTGGGTTAGAGCCTGGAATCCACCAGTGCCTGATTCAGCACGCAAGTCAGCTGCCTGACGTGGGTGTAGGTATGCAGCGTATAGATCGTT